GACAGTATATCGCTATGAAAAGCAGATCTAAAGTACGCGTCACAGCGATATACCATGCAAACTTGCAACTTCTTAGAAATCGAGCGGGTTTGCATTCACACTTCTTGTCAGATCATATGCTATCAACGCAACCAAAGTATACACTGGACACGATTGAGAAAGCTGTACTACTGTGTGGTCATAATGCGCTTTTGGTCGAAAATCGCCTCCTGGCTGTGCCCATTGCCAGCGATCGAGAACTCTTCCCAGAACTCCCAGCAGGACGATCCGCCGCTGAGCTACTCACCCCTTTCAAGCGAGAGCATCTTATCAGGCTCCTCCCGGACCTTGGTGAATGCCGACCTGCACTTCCCGGAATCTTCATCGCTCATGTATCACGCATCCACAGTCGCTGTGTCTGGGGCAATCAAGCAGTTTGGCAGCTCGCATCCCTCATCCGCTCAAAAACCATCGGAGTGTCGTTTGTTAGGTCCCGTCAATCCCGAGTCGCCGCCAACCAAGCTGTCGCCCTTGCAACTGCCTTCTCCGATTCAAGCCGACTTAATTCCAAAAACGTCCGGATCCGGTGCTCCAAAGCGGGTCTACAAACCGATAAGTTCTATCTCCACCACGCTGCCCGAGCGATCGAACGAATATGGCAAGCTGGGAAATCGGTCGCATACCAAGGTCAGCTCATCGATTACGCCAAGAAGCACGCCCTACACTACAATTCGCTCGATCAAGACAAGTACCATCATTCGTCCACCCGTAACTACACCAGCAAAGTAATGAAGGACATCCCAATCATCAAAGTCTCCGAAGTGCTCGCCCCAGAGAGCTCAGACAGAGAAGTGAGATTCTTTCGTTACGGTGACATGCTGTGTATTTCAGTCGCAGAACGTGGTCGGAGTGATGGTAGTGCCGGTACATATAGCCCATTCTTTTGGCTTCGAGAGCGGGATGTGCTTGATCTCGTCTTCGTGCTGAAGAGTATGGCATACTCACGAGTTTATGTGCAAGCTCGAGCTGAGGATTACACCGACGCCACTGCGCTCAAGCACTATATCGAGCTGTCCGAGCGATTCGAGTCCACCTTATCCGACATCCTCATAGGGGCAGGTTACCACTACCATTGTCGAAATAAGGTTGGAGTGTGGTTCGATACACTCGGATGGCAGTACTACGCGTGGTTATCTGGTAGCCCCGTCAAAGATCACAACTCGATTATGCAGACGAAAGCACGTGAGAAGTTGCCCCCAGAACTTCCTGACACAAGTACTCTGCTCGCATACCTGAAGATCGCTCCCGTGGACATGGTGATTGACTTCCTCGGTTACGCCAAAATCTCCTGCTACCCCGAAGTGTGTCCATTCCAGGTGGTGATCGAGCAGAAAGCGCTACATATGGGTCGACACAAAACGGATTGGGCTATTGGCAGCGAAGAGCACAAGGCACGCGAAGAATTGAAAGTGTACATGCGGTTCATGTTCATGCAAACGTTTCACGAGCAGTACGGACACTATCCTGGCAAGGTTCGCGCTGACGTTGAGGGACGAGAGTGGCACGCATCATATCACCTCAGTGGGGTCCCCGAACGCTATTGGCGTGATATAGTGGATGTCGATTTGCACGCTTCGCTTCCCATGAACCCGCTTCATTTCGATGATTTCCTCATGGCTAACGATGCGGCCTGTGCCCCTTCAAGTGGTTCAGCCTACACGTCGATGTCAGCGTACCGTTCACAACCAAAGCATGAGAAGCGCAAGCTACTATATCTCATCCAGTCGCAGAGTGTGCCTGATCTCTCTTCTGTGTGGAATGATATGAACCGCGTGGGTGACAAAATGCCCCAAGACTGCATCGCCGACTGTCAGTATCGTCCACCGTTTGCTCACCACATCAGTACCGGAGCCCGTTCCGAGCGACAGAAAGATACCGTGCGTCCCTTTTACCAGCAGAGTGCACCCTGGGCTTGCATAGTATCACACATGGATCGCTACGTTCGCACAATGCTCCACGGCGTCTCAACGTCAATGATGGGGAAGTCACTCAAGGATCGTCGGGAGGACATGCACTCGCTGTCATCATTCTTCGTGCCTGGGTGTGTGACTCTATTCATTAGCGATGATAAGCGGAAGTATTCCCCACATATGGATCCTCAGTCTCAACAGTTGGTCAGTGATTTCCTCGCAGAGATCTCCGGTGAAGCAGCGTGTAAGGTAGTTACGAACGTGATGTTCCACTCACCTCTGGTCTATCGAGTGAAGGGTCACCTTGTACAATACGATGCCAATGGGACGGATCGCGAAGGTCTTCGTGGGGCGCAGAATACGTGGCTTGAGGTGTGCACTCAGGCATATTGTACCCGTCGCTTGAAGGAAGCCAACGTGCTCTCAGCTCCTACCGGGTTCGCCGCATTCATCGATGACGCCATTCGTTGCATCCCAATCGCCGAGCAAGGTCAACCGGAGTATCTTGAGACAGCTAGTCGGATTATCAAGGAGATCGAATTCAGCCTCAAAGTAGTTGGCCGTGAGTTAAGCTGGGACAAAGCTTACGCCTCATACGTGCTATGTACGATGTTGAATGAGACCTTTCTCCAATCGCATCCATACAGTGGCGGTTTGAAGTCATTCGTTACCATGCATGATCATGAAAGCACCCTCGTGGATAACCTTATGTCGCTTGAGGCTGACTTTTTCTCGAAGGCTCAAGGTGCTCAGGGAAGCGGAACGCCAACATGGTTAGCTCACTTGATGTACTGCTTCGAAATGGTACTGCAACACCAACGGTTTGGAATAGAGTTAGACGCCCAAGGCTACCTCACTCCCGATGAACACGTCTTGTGGTGCCTCACACCGATCGCGCTGGGTGGTGCCGGTCTACGCTCCCAAATACAGATGATCTCCACAGAAACTGGCAACAGTGTGTCTGGGGGTCTCGGCAACTTGGTGCACTTCATGCTTGGTCACGTGCGGATCAAAGACGCTGTTAACCGTGTGATAAACGGTTCGCTCGAGCGACTATCCCCACTTGACTTCTTGCGCGATCCCACCCAATTCCATGTCCGCGGCCCCCGAATCAGATCCCAACGAGTCGCTACTGTCGTTCGACATCTTCTTCCCGAGTTTATTCGCAATCCTCGCCTCGCACACCTCTTATCTAGCGTGAAGCTAGCCGAAAAGCAGGTGTTAGTGCAAGCTAAGGCTTTACAGGATTGTGGGTCGGTCGCTGCGGTCGAAGTGCGCGAATACTACAAGTGTACCCCACTGAAGGAACTTGACGATCTTGTCACGAAGATTGTCACCTCTGACAGTGCGAAGACCTTCATCAATGGTCAACAACTTGTGCGCCTCCGTCAGCGAGTTCGAGAGGACGGGATCATTTGTGCCCGTGCTTTCCGTCACCGATATTTGGGTAATCCACTTCCAGCTGCTTAACTGTCTGGACGTAGGTGACTCATGAGTCGGTTTAGTAGGCAGGAGTGAGCCTATCGTGTGCTGTGTTTTTCTCTTTGGTCGTTGAATGTGGTTATGGACTGGGGTTCTACGTATGGGGTTTGATATATGGTAATCTGAGCTTTGTATGCTTACTTATAACGCTATCTATGGGGAATGACTGAGTGATGTTACGGCTATGTATGGAGTTAACCTATGTATCGGAGATATTGTATGGTGGGCTATCAGGGGGTATTTGTAGGATGTCAGCTGTGTGATGGTCATGAGTACTGGTACGATGGTGATTGAGTGACAAAGCGCAGTGAGGTCTTGATTAGGGTACTGTCGTGACACGTGGAATTCTATGCTCCTCTAACAAGCTGAATTGTTATTGGCACCAGTCATGACATACTTAGGTCCACACCACATTTGCGTTGAAAAAGAGATATAGCGATGCCGGATTTCGCGTGCTTGCTGTCTCAAAAAAAGCGCGCCTTCCACTACCAGAACACAAAACAACAAAAAGCGACTAAAGAAAGATGCACTAATTATAAGATTTAGATTAGCACCGCGTATGCTCTAGTTCGGTTCACTCGGGTTTGACCCCTGTCTTTTCCG